GATCTGCTCCGGCCGCATATTGAAAATATTCTGGGGGTTGTAGGTGCCCCGTTCCGTTTCGGAGGCGCACACGAACTGGTAGGGCTGGAAAATGATGTTGCGGATGCTGCCCCGGCCCACCCGGGCGTATTCCCCGCCCCGGGCGTGGACCCGGTTCATCACCACGCCGGCCACCGCCTTCATTCCCGTATCCCCTTCCCCGCCCGCCTCGCATTGGATCAGCCGCGCCAGCAGCTCCCGGTCGGAATAAGCCATCGTTCATCATCCCCTGTTGCGTTCGGTCCGCGATTCTGTTTCGCTGGCCCATTCTATGCGGACTGTGGACGGCAGGTGCTTCCCCTCGTCAGCAATAAAGAAAAACCGGAACGGCTTTTGCCGTTCCGGTTCCTATGCGGTCACAAATGGGTGCTTACCTCTGCGCCATGGCCGCTTCCAGTCCGCGGGCAAACTGGTCGGGGCAGGAGGTGCCTCTGCCGCCGCAGTTGATGCCCTTCAGGCGGGCAATGGCCTCCTCTGCCTTCATGCCCTTCACCAGCGCGGAAATACCCTGGAGGTTGCCGTTGCAGCCGCCTACCACCTGAAGATCACGGATCACGCCCTGATCGTCCACCTCTACCGACATGGCCCGGGAGCAGACGCCCCGGGGCTGGAATGTATATGTCATATTGTGTTTCCTTCTTTCCTTATTCGTTTGGAAAACAGAATAACACAATTTTTTCTCTCTGCCAAGTCCGGTTTCCAATTTTTCTGCAAATATCGGAACCAGAGACGTCAATCCTGCCAGGCTTTTCCGTTTTTCTGCTCCAGTGTCAGCCGGTCCGCAATCATGGCGATGAACTCCGAATTGGTAGGTTTACCTTTGGAAACGCTAACGTTAAAATATAACTAACCCCCCGGCATTTGCCGAGGGGTTAAATTTAGCTTTCCAATTTCCGCATGACGCTATTATAAACCCGCTCGTTGACCACTTTCAAGCTGTCCATCAGCTCGTCCATGACCTCCCACGCACGGGCTGGGTCAACGTTAGACACCGCCCGAAGGAAATCGCTGTCAGGCGCGGGAGCCGCAGAATACGCATCGATCATACGGCTTTCCCTCACCGGCTCTCGGTTCTGGTTTTGGATGGTATACAGTGCCGCCAGCTTTTCATAGTTTGCCCAGCTGGACTCCTCTGTTTCTAACCGCTTGATCCATAGCGCCACTTCTCGATCGTCAATCATTGGGGCCTACCCCCTTAATCCTCCATCATGTCCATTGCACGGCGCAGGGCGTCCTTGATGCGGTCATCGTCGGTCTCACGCATCATATCGTTGATCTGGCTACGCAGATGCTCGGTAGCGTCCGTGCGGCTGTAATGGCCACGGACATAATGTCTCCGGGCATAGGAGCTGCCACGGCTGTAACCGCGCAGATCATCGTCCAGATACCACCCGGAATAGCCGCGCTCGTCCATTGCCTCGATCTTGTCGATGTTTTTGATGGTATCGGTCAGCTTGTGGGCAATGTCCAGATCCCCGGCACCCAGCTCGCCCTTGCGGATCAGCTCGTCAAGTTCCTTGCAGAGCATATCCCGCAGTTCATACATAGATTTCATTCCCATTGTGTTCTCCTTTCTCAGCAAACTCTGGTAATGATAAGGTTCGCGTTGCTCACGTCAATGGCCTCGCCACTAACGTTGCGGATGGACAGCGACGCGCAGCAGCCCTTTGTAACGTCAACGTACTCGGATGCAGCCACATTGAAAAACGCCTCCGCCGCTGTGGGCGTCACCGTCGCAACGGAGGACGGCAGAGGCTCACCGTCAACCGCAATGGCAACGGAGATGGGGCCGGGGGTCCCGCCGGTGCTTACGGCAATATTGCCGATAAAGTCCACCTTATAGCGGACGCGGCACTGGGAGCAGTTACCACGGAGGTTAAACAGGCCGGAGCCTGCGCGGTGCGTCACAAGGCCCTTTGTGCAGGGGATCGGTGCCTCGGTAAAAAGCACGTTCTGATTTGCCGCCACAATTTGCGCGGCAACAGCAGTGTATTCAGGCATAAAAAACTCCTTTCATAAAATCAGCGGCAGGGCTACTGCCCCGCCGCTTTGTCATCAGTATCGGCACGGGGCCGAACATTTTGTTGGCGTCAACAAAACATTGCCAACAAAAAGCTATGCTATGCAGTTGTCAGCAGCCGCACCCGTTGCAGTTGTACTGATTGCCGCATCCAGTATACTGGTACGGAGCAGGAACGCTGAACGAGGGAACGGGGCGCGGATTGTAATACGCGAACTGTGCGCTAACATAGTTGCGCATATCAAGCGTCTGAGCAGACTGAGAGGCGGCGAGGTCAGCAGCAAAAAGACGCTGGTTCTGTTCAGCAATCTTCGCATCCTTCGCAGCGATCTCCTGTGCGGTCAGGCGCTGATCAACTCCGCGGAATCCGTTGTTCATTGCGTCGATGATGTCGCGCGTCGCGTTCTGCACCGTGTTCCGAGTATCGCAAGCCTGCGCCGCCATGTCATAGCGCACGCCCTCGATGCTGCGCTGGGTGTTGCAGCAGCACTCAGCGGCCTGCATCTGCATGGCAGTCAGTTGCTGCATGAGTGCCGCCTGCTGGTTGGCGCGGGAAAGCTCAGCCTGCCCAAAGCCGTTTGCCATTGCCATGTTGGTGTTGTTGATGAGCTGCGCCTGCTGGTAAAAACCGTTGCACAGGCCGTCGTTTACACTGTCGATCTTGCGCTCGACATTGGCAAAATCAGAGGTCAGGACATAACCGTCCATCACGCCGTTGCCGCCGCCACCGAAACCAAAGCCGTTACCCCAGCCACCGAACGCAGCGAAAATGAGGAACAGCACGATCCACCATGCGCCATCGCCGCCCCAGCCGAAGCCGTTACCGTTTCCGGTGTTGGCAGGAGCCACAGGCATAGTCAGCATGGTGCCGTCAGAGGAAAGAGACATAGTATCACTCCTTTTGAAAAAATATTTATATCAAACCGTGGCCACGATTTTGATTACTTGAAAAGCCCCTGAAATTGGTTTGCCATTGACTGTATCTTGTTTAACTGATCTTGTGAGATTTTGCCGCTTTGCAGCATCTTCTCCACTTCCGCTTTTGGGTCGCCTTTAAAACTTGCCTTGAACTGCTTGAACTGCTGTAAAAGCTGAGGAAAGCCGCTCATCGACCCCGGCATCTGTCCGCCACCTAACGCATTGAAAAACGGATTGTTACTCATCGTCCTCTTCCTCCTCTACCTTGCGCTTCTTTTTGCCCTTCAATTCGCCCACAAGCGCCGCTAGTGCGTCGAATTCTTTTCTGGTGACAAACTCCACGCCCTTTTCCTGCGTGGCTGTACGGGGCGTTTCTGCGCGTTCTACGAGGTCATAAATCGTGAGGGACGGTTTACCGCTGGCATCTGCCTTTTTGAGGTACACCGTAGGCGCGGAGCTATCCCACAACGCCACAGCGGCGTTGGGCGCGATCATCCAGTTTCGGGCCTCCTGTTCCCCACTGACCCACTGGACGCCGCTCTGCGCCACCGGGTTTTGCGGGGCCTGCGGCATCTGGGGTGTCATAGGCTGCATCTGCTGTTGGCGCATCTGCATGAGGTTATCTGGCATAGGCGGTGCGTAATAGGGATTTTGCCATCCGTAAGGTGTGTAAGCCATTTTAGTCATCCTCCTTGACCCAGTAATACAATACGTTCTCATTGCTGCTGTCCCAGCTATCCCAGATCATGCCGTCGCAGACGCAGACCACATGACCGGATAGAGCCAGAATATAGGTGCCTTTTGGGTGATCCTCCGCAAATTGCCCAACCGTGTAGCAGTCTGGGCAGGTGTCCGGTACGATGTACCGCCGGTATCCGATGCTGCGGAGATACCTCCCCCAGCAAGCGTTTGCCGACGGCATATCGCCGTCCAGATACCCTTGGATGCAGAGCCGTAAATACACCTCGCCCCACTCCATCCCGGTTGCCTTGGAGATCGCCCGCACGGTGCAGTCTCCAACATTTTTTCCGCAGGGATTGGGGTTGAAATACTTATACATATTCCCGGCGGTCATCGTAGAGCAATTCGTTTGCTCTCACCAATTCAGCCAGCCCTTCTTCATCCTCCTGTGCTGCGTATTTATAACAAATATCTGTGGCGCTGGATTCGCTCATTCCGCACGCCCGCAGACGGTCAATGTATTCTCTACCATTTGTAATCACGGAGAACCCCTCCCTTGCTCTGCTTTCATAGTAAGCCAAAAACCTCCATTCAAAGTGGCAGGAAAAGGTCAGAAAAGTGCGCAAAAAAGACGCGGTTCAAATTGAACCGCGTCTCTCAACGTGTAGTATAGATTTCGTCTTGCAATTTTCGGTAAGCAGAGCGCCGTAGCCGCTTTACGGTGTCCACGCTCACATGCAGCCGCTCCGCCGTTTGGAGGCAACTCTGGCCGTGGACATCCACCGCCAGCACCGCCGTCTCCTCGTCAGGCGGCAGCCCTACCAGCCGGACGGCCTGCACCGCCCGGGCCGGGGCCATGGATGACAACAGCGCCCGGATCTCTCGGTTTGTTTTTTCCATGGGTTACCCAGACTTGCAGAGCGCTAAAAAGCGTGGATGTTGCCATCTTCTGGCCCTCCTTTCAGATGTTTAGCCCGTCCAGTCGGAGCGTTTCTCCCGGACGTCGATGTGGGTAAAGCCCTTCTTGGCGTAGACGCCCACGCCGCCCCAATCGGGCATCAGCGTCCGGGCGAAGTCTGCCACCGCTGCCGGTGTCTGGCCCTTGATGGAAATATCCGCCGCCATGCCATAGCAGTGCTGGCTATGGGCCGCGCCGCCGACTTTGGCATTGTACTGCGGCGTGCGGTAGCCGCTGTGAATGACCACCGGAGCGCCGAAGTGGGCGCGGATAGTTTCCAGCACCATCACCAGCCGGGGAGCCACCAGCACGGCGTCAGATCCGTCTCCACACGCAAACTCCCGCACCTTGAAATGCGCGGAGAGCTGCTTGCCCCCGGAGGCGGCTTTGCTGTAAGCGTGGATCTCAACCATGGTTATCCCCCCAGATCTGATACAGCGCTTGAACCATGTCGGCTCGGGTCACCGTGTCACCGGCGTTGGCGTCCGTCAGAAGGCCGTGAGCCTTGCCCCATACAAGGGCTTGATCTTCCGTCTTGGCAGACCGTTCCCAGAACAGCAGCATGGTAGGCACCTTCCGGGTGCTGACCACCTTCCCACCGGGGAAGATGCCCTGGGTGGAGCCGCCGCCGTCCAGCATGAGGGCGTCTACCACGCCCAGCCCCAGCAGTTTGTTCTGGAGCTGCTCACGGGTCAGGCTGGCCTTGTCGCACCACAGGCATACCTTGCCGTTGGGCATCCAGCCCACCGCCGTCCGGGCGGCAGGCCGGGCCACGTCCGGCGTCAGGCCCCGGTAGAGCTTGGACCCGGCCTTGAGGATGGGCACGCCGGACAAAAACGATCCGCCCCGGTCCGTCAGCATCTGCGGCTTGCCGTCACTGCCGATGGACACGCCCCAGTCCTGGTATTTGTCCCGGCTGATGACCTTGCCGTCGATCACGCACCAGCCAACTGGAACGAAGCGCCCGTTGAACAGGTAGCCGTTGATGATGTGGGTGCAGCCGGTCTTGGCCTTGATCTGCGCCGGGGTCAGCTTGCCGGTGTTGTGGTAGATCTGCGCTCTCGCGCAGTCGAACGTATCAACCATTGACTCTCACCGCGCTCTTGGCATAGCCCAGCTCGTCGTACTCCACCTCGAACTTACCGCCGGGAATGCACTGGATCTGCTTCGTGCCGGCCAGATCTTCCCGACGCCGCATATCCACGGTGCGCTGGGCGTCCTTGGGTTCCTTCTCGGCGGGGATGAAGCCCTCGGCCATTTCCGCCTCGGTCCAGTTGGCCACGCCGCCGTCGGGATTCAGGTGGAAGTTGGCACCGGCCTCCTTCAGTTCCTTGTTGATGGTTTCGATGGTCTTGCCGTTCTTCTTGCCCTCGTTGATGATGTTCTCGTAGATCTTTTCCATGGTATGTACCCCCTTCAAAATTTCGGTTGATTATTCAACCGGTTTCAACTGTTCTTGTCCTCGTTGATTCGCTGGGTGCCAAAATAGAATGCGATGACCGTGGTGAAAATGGTCAGGAACTCCGTCCCGGAAATGTCACCCCGCAGGGCCAACACCGCGAACACCACCGTCAGCGTGATGGTCACCAGGCTTTTTACCGCCAGCAGATTGCCCAGCCGTTTCTTGATGTTTTCCATAGCGTTCTCCTTTCAGCGTTCACTGATATGCTCCAGATCCTGGATCCGGTGATTGATTACCTTGATCTGTTCCTCGATCACCGGCACCCGCTGGGCGAAGCTGTTGTGCTCCCGCACCTCGCGGGTCAGCTCGTCTAATTTGGTGTCCGTGATTGCCTGCTGTTTGCCGTTGGCGATGAGCACGCCCATCAGCGTCAGCCCCCCTGTGATGAGGGCGCAGATTATCGTCTCCGTCATAACACACTCCTTAAAGTTGCAGTTTTAAGGCGTCTATATGGTTTCCCAATCAAAAAAGCCGCCTTGTCATCCTTGACAAAGCGGCGTGGGCATGTATATAATGGGGCCAGTAAGGACGGCTCACTTTGGTCGGTGCAGGTCGTTCCCCAACAGATTTAGAATCCGTAGAAAAGCCGCTGCCGATTTAGGTGGCGGTTATTTCTTTAGGTCAACGCCTAATTTGATAGCCGCAATCACAAGCATAAGTAACGCAATGGTTTCTGCTGTGCTCATGCGGTCCCCCCCTTTACGGGGAAACAACCGTACCGTTCTTACTGGCGAACCCCATCATACACGATTCGCCTTGCTTTGTCAATTTTCCGCGCCGCCCACTGGGCGGCTTTTGTTATGTGTGCGCCTCACCCCCTGTTTTACACAGGCCGCGTCGGAAGCCCTGTGGGACCTGCCGGAGGATTGACCCTCCGGCTTTTTTAAAAGCAGAAGCCGAAGGCCACGCCAGCCGCCGAACTTGCGCCTCCATAATCAGCAGTACCAGTATTAGAAACCATGCAAAATTGAGTTGAACCATCTTTTAACGGAGACCGCTCGTTCCAATAGGCTGCACCACCATTTCGGTTTTTCACTTTTGAGTTTCCTGCTTTGTAGTAGTCGTACTGCGTGCCCTCGCCGCTCTTGGAATAGCTGACGCTGCCGAAAATCTCGATCTCGCTCAGCAAAAACAGCTTGTCCGCCGTGGTGTTGATGGTGCTGCTCTGGCTGCCCGCCGAGGTCAGTTTGTTCACCTCCCGGATGCCGTTCTGCACCTCCGTCGGCATCAGCGCCAGAATGGCAGGCAGGTGCGTCTGCCGCATGGCGCAGCTCGTCCAGCCGCCGCTGTTGGTGTTGGAGCTGTTCATCCGGTTTACGTCCGCGTAGCAGTCATGCAGCTGGAAGGTCAGCGGAGCTTTCCCGGAACCATCAGCATAATCGTCATGGCCTTTACCAATAATGTCGATAACATAAGCCGTTCCGTTAATCGTCATGGTTTTCTGGCTGCCCACTGTCCAAGTCTCCGGCACTTCTTTGTTTTGGCAGGCTTTTATGATCTTGGCCCATGTATTATTGGCGAAAACTGGGTCATACTGGTCCCGTTTTCTGGGTGGAATCCAGAACATCACTGCACCTCCTGCACCACGATATTGACCGGGATATCCGCCGTGGGAACCGTGTCTGCCCGGAGAGTCACGGCGTTCGCCGCCTGTGCTACGGGGACAATGCCCGCTTCCAGATAGGCGTCAATGGCCGCTTCTGTGGTCTGTGTGACCCAGATGACTTGCTTGCTGGTGTCCGCCAGCACCCCCGGCACCGTGACGGTCTGCTTTTTGGTGCTTGAATTCCACCCCGCAGCCGTCAGCGTCACGGAAACGGCTGTGGGCTTCTCGCCTGCCCCGATGTTGTCTCGGGCCTGATTTTTTTGATCGGAGGTCAGATCCTGAGCAACATCGTATCGGACAGGTGCCACCGCGCCGCTGATCTGCTCCCCCGCCGCATTGTGGGCGCTGGCCCCGGAGAGCAGATTCTCCGGGGTCACGGTGTCCTGCGTCAGATCCAGCTTCGTCTCACCGTTTACCTCGACCTTGTTGACCGCCATTCTTACGCACCTACTTTCAGGGTCTGGCCTCCCTGCTCGTTGTCGGTGTAGCTGACAGGGATCGCCGCCACAGTGACGGAGGACAGGCAGTTGTAGCCCTCATCCGGTAAAATCTCCTGCTGGGCGAAGGTAGGCGTGGCGCTCTTGGCCTGCGCCTTCATGTTCTCGCTGCCGCTCATGGTGCCGGACACGCCCAAGACCGTGATGCCCTCCCGGATGTTGGCGGGGATCAGCTTTGCCGCCTCCGCCTCCGCGATCTGCGCCTTGCCGGAGCCGTCATGGAAGCCCATGGGGATGGAAACGGGGGCCGCCTTGTCCGTAATGTCAAGGGTTTTGCCGCCCTGATTCGGCATGGTGCCGGTCAACTTCGCGCCTTTCGCGTGGGCCGTTTTTCCCAGAAGGATCTCCGCAGCGACGGCGGTATCCTCGGAAGTGTCGGAGTCGAAGGTGCTGGTGCCCACAATGGGCGCGCCGCTCTTGTCATGGGCCTTGATGCCCTTCGCCAGCTTGTCGGCAGTGATATCGTCAGCGGTGAGGTCCAGCTTGACGTCATTGCCGATGATGACCTTGTTGATGTACTTATCCGCCATAATATTCGTCTCCCATAATCAATGTATTTCCCCCGGCCTCGTTGGAAACCTCAAATTGGGGGATTTTTAAGACCGTCACATCGTCCGCCATGGACTTGTCCTTTGTTTCCAGCACCACCGGGCCGCAGATCTTGGGCGTCACCTGATACGCCCCGGTGTAGGGGTCTCCCTTTCCCGCGACGATAGACACGGCAAAGGAGATCTCAAGGGCCTCGCGCGGCTGCAGCTCAAAGGTAAGCATCACAGCACCGCCTTACTGATCGCCCCGGCCACCTCCACCATCTGGATCATGGAGCCGACCACGTCCCCGCCGGTAAATTTCACCCGGACCTGCATGGGGCACACCGGGGGAAGTTTGAAGGTCTCCGTCTGGGTGACCGGGAAGTGGAATTTCCCGTCCGAATAGGTGACCTCCTCCGGATAAGACCGGGTCAGGTTCAGCAGGGTGACCTCCACCTTCTCCACGGTGTCGATCGGGATCGCTTCGCCCAGGTTTTTGATCGTGATATCGATGCTGTACGCATCACCCTGTACCATCAGGACGTCACCTCCGTGGCGCTGACGGCGCCGGAATCGTCTACCGTCAGCTTGAATTTCTTCGTGCTTCCCGCCGTGGAGGACGGGATGATGATCTCCCCATCGTCCACGCGCTTGAGCAGCTCGTCTGTTTTTTCGCCTGTGAAAATCATGGTGTAATAATCGTTCGGCATAGCGCACCTCCTTATACGATCATTCTGCGGTCGAGGGCGTCCAGCAGGTCGCGGCCATCGCTTGTTTTCAATGCGCCGGACTGCACCGGCTTCGGTTTGCGGTAATAGAGGATGATGCAGCCATCGCCGCCGGGGCCGCCTTGTGCGCCGTTGCTGCCGGTGGTACGGACGCTGCCCGGGTAGTTATTGAGTGTGCCGCTCTTGCTGCCGCCGTAATAAGTCCGGCTGAGGCCCGTAGCGCCATCACCGCCGCCACCGTAGCCGCCTCTGCCACCCTTGCCGTAAATGGTGGGTTTCTTGGGGACAAGGGTTGCATCCGCACCGTTTACGGACGCGGAGCCGCTTGCCGTCACCGTGATGGACGTTTTGGGCATACCTTTGGACGGGACCGCTACCAGCCGGAAAGACCCTGCTGCATTTCCGGGATTGCCGTTCGCACCGGCGGCAGCGCCACTGCCGCAGTTATACGTTACATCGCCGCCGCAATAGCCTTCCTCCAAACCGCCAGTGAAACTCTGCTCATCTCCAGCGCTGGGGAGCACAATGCCGTTATCGTTAACCTTTGTAGCACCACCCTCCCACACATGGCCGTCCTCATCCACAACGGATGTGGATTTCAGCGGGATATACCGGTCATTGTCCCCGTGATTCGGGTTCATGCCCGCACCGTCACCACCGGCAATGCCCTGCTCGCCCTTTTGGGCGAACACCTCGCCGGTCACCGGGTCCGTGTAGCCGATCTCGGATACTGATCCAGAATCGCTATTGAGACTGCCGAAGGTGGTTTTTGTTCCGGTTGCTCCCGGCGTGTTGGGTGTGTTGGCCCAGTTGTTCGCGTCAAACGCAGCGCCAAACCCGCCAACGCCGCAGGCATAAGAAAACTTTTGCGCGGGATTTACGTCAAACGTCGCTTGCAAAATTTTGCCGCCGGAGCCGGGATCGCCGCCCTTGCCGCCCTTGCCGCCCAGCGCCCACTTGTCCGTGTTGTGCTGGAGCAGCGATCCAAGGATCGTTTCTGTGTAGCTTTCCGTTTTGGCTTCAGCCGGATTGCCACCGTGTCCGCAGTGGCCACCCTGCGCACCGCCGATCAAAACTGCCGTGATTGCGGTCACATTCTCCGGCACTTGCCACTCGCCGGAGCCGGTGAGGACAACCCGCTCGTCAAAATACTCCGCAGATTCCGGCTGCGCCGGGGTAAAGCCCACCAGTGCTTCCATGCTGCTTTTAAGCGTCGCGCTCATGGTGGTGTCCAAAGACTGGATGCACGCAGAAACCATTTTCTTGTCATACGGATGATATACGCTTACAACATGGCCCGGTTTCTCGTGCCCGCTTACAATGTCATTCGTGATAGTTTCGCGGCATCGGTAATAGTCCGCAAGACGCTTCGCCACGGCGTAGGAATTCACCAGAGATACCAGCGTGGCGTCTGTAACTGATTTGATGTTTTCCACAGCGCCAGCCGTCACAGGCTGCGTGATTAGGCGGGTGTTGTGGATATACGCCTTGCCTGCCAGTGCGCCAGTGCCAGCGGAAATCTTGGCGTAGTTCGCGCCGCTTTCTAAGATTGTGAAGCCAGTCGCAGAGAGGGAGTGCATCGGCTCGGAGAATGTGATGATATCGCCATTCTGCGCCGTGCCGGAAAACAACTCCTTTGTTTCTGTCCCCGCCACATACTGGTGCTCTGTCACCGTCGCGGCGGAGATGGGAGAATCATATTTCACAGTTCCCCCGGTGTAAGAGCGGTCAACTTCAATTAGTGATGCCGTACCGTCCCACAATGGCTCAATTCTCAAAACGCCGTTTAGGTCCGTACGAAGATAGGCCCCAATGGCGAAAAGAACTTGTGCGAGGTTGTCTCGTGCAGAGCGTTCTTTCCCATCCGCATAAGGAAGCCAGCCGTAAAGTTTAACTCCGGCATATACACTTTTTATCAGCGAAGGGATGTTGCCGCAGATTTCTTTTACAACCTCTTCCACGGTCTGGCCTGTGTAAATGCCGCCAGTATGCACCATTCCGGTAAGCGCGCCCATAGGGGACCGCCCTGTAAGTTGATAAGTGACAGGCCCGATACGGGAAACGCCACTGCTTACAAATCTTGCTTTGATTTCGCCGCCTCTGTAAACAATGATTGGTGTGTTATTCGGGAGTGCAGAAAGCTGTGTGCCTATTGTTTTAGTGCAAACCTCTACGCTGACCGTATCGAACGAAAGGCTGCTTTCATCCAATGCCACTTCTTGAAACGATGAGCAGTAGTCTAACCGCATATCGTCCTTAGACGCATCGCGGTCGAACTGGTAAGGGCCGATCATGATATAATCCATAAGCCCTCCTTACCGCGTGATTTGTGGTGCAATGGGGATAAAATGGATTTCAATTTCTCCCCAATAATTGATTCCGTTTTCGACCTTTTCGATATCGTGTGACGCGCTTGTGTAGTATGCACGATAGGAAATAGTTGTGTTTCCGTCCGCAGCTTCAAGCAAAACAGAATCGTCAACGGAATGGGCTTTGAGATAGTTCCAGAACGCATCGTAGCTTCTGTAATCGTCCCCTCTGCGGAAAACAGTCACCTTATGCCCAATGTACGTTCCCAGAACATCCCGGATCATCCGGCCTGTGTCCTTTGATCTCCCAGCGTTCTCCCCATCGAGAACGTTGAAATTTTCATTGTACTTAGAGATCGCTACATTCACATCAAACGATGTCCCGTTAATTTTGATGTAATTCATATACACCGCCTTTAGGTCACTTTAATGCCGACGCGCTGCGTCTGGTCCTTGTTCAGCTTGAAGATAATGCGGCCCAATTCCTGTTCGCCGATCTTAAGGATCGCCGTCTGATTGCCACCGCCATACTGCGCCATGCCACGGGCCACCGCTGCCTCGATAGCAGATTCAGGGGCTTCAATGTTGTTCCCCTGCTTCTGGTCACCCAGCACCGCCAAAAACTCACGGTTCGGGGGAATCACTGCGCCGGTCGCCAAACGGGGAACGGATGAGGGGGCAATTGCAGGCATAGCGGAACGTACCGCCGGGTTTCCACCGGAAACAGATTTTGTAGAGTTAAACCCGCCTGCTTTTGCAGCGATACCAACGCCAAGCAACGCCGCACCAGCTAAAAGCATTGGGACATTCAGCGTCATAGCGCCAATAGCCACAAGAGCGATACCCAGCAAAAGCATTGCCGTAGACACCCATCCGGAAACTTCATTCAGATGCAAGGTTTCAACCCAGCTTTGAAATTTGTTTGTGGTCGTCCCTACTGCGAAACCACTAACAAGCAAAGCAGCACCAGCCAAAAGCATAAAGATATTCATGGTCATTGCGCCAAATGCAATAAGGGCAATTCCAGCAAGCATAAGGGCAACAGATACCCAGCCAACAACCTTATTCAAACCGAGCGTTTCAACCCAATTCTTCAGGTGGCCCTCATTTATTGCTGCAGTTATTCCCATGCCAAGAATGCCAAGTCCAACTGACAAAAGAATCGGGTTCGCCGTAGCCGCCGCAAATGCGACCAATGCAATACCGCCAAGAAGAAGCGCAACAGATATCCACTGTGCAACGGAGGTCAGCTTTAACTTCTCCCACCATGCCTCAAGCCTTTCTTGCCCAATGACTTCTGCCGCAATGCCAAACCCTAATAGCGCCGCACCCGCAAGTACGATCACGATGTTTCCCATTGCCGCGCCGATGGCGATCATAGCGATTCCGGCGATTTGCATAGCTGCTGTCACATATCCAAAAGCCGAATCCAATTTGAGCGCGCTTGCCCAGTCTGTAAACGTCCCGCTTTTTACACCGATATAAATGCCAATAGCTATTAAAGCAATTCCGGCAACCACCATCAAAATATTTCCGGTAGCCGCACCAATGGCGATTAACGCAAAGCCAGCGATCAACAATGCTGCCGTAATAAAAGATGCAGCACGATTAAGCCCAAGCGTTTCTGCCCAATCATCCATCATGCCGCTGTTTTTTGCATAAAGAACGGCAAGTCCAATCAGCAGAAGTCCAGCAATCACAAGGAGGATGTTTCCCGTTGCCGCTCCGATTGCGACCATTGCAATGCCAGCAAGGATCACAGCCGTCACAATAAATTCCGCAACATTATTGAGGCCAAGTGTATCTACCCAGGATTGCAAAACTCCGGTTTCCTCTGCGACAAAAAGCCCAGCGCCAATGAGAAGCAGTCCCGTTATAACCATCTTAATGCTGCCGACCGATGCACCGATGGCAATAAATGCAATACCCGCTAAGATCAAAGCGGTTGCAACTTTTTCCGCTGCGCTTCCAAGCATTTTATCGAGCCAATTTTCGTTTTCAGAAAAATTAAAGTCCGGTTCTGTTTTTTCCTTATTGTCTCCGCCTAGTTTATTAATTTCATCAAACGAGGCAAGCGCTTTGCCAGCCTTTTTTGCAGATTTGCCCGTTTCGTTTAAAGCGTCCGATTCTTTGTAAAGGTTCTCTGCTTCTTTTTTTGTTTGATCAATCGTCGACCCAAACAAAACCGCTGTAATTTTTGCCATAGCAGTCACAAATTGGGTTAGCAAATTCACGAATGATGTAAACGCCGGAAGCAAAACATTTACAAACGGCTGTGCGAGTGTTAGCAAAGCACCTTTTAATCGCGATATCGCTTTTGTGGCCTGATCGTTGGTTTTAACCGCCTTCCCGAGCCATTCGCGCACGGAACGGAGTCCTTGCACAATTAAGCCAAACACAAACACGCGGCGGACAAGCCCTTTTACTCTGCGAGAAAATCGGTCCATATATTTATCTGCTTTTTTGCTTGCAGCGGCCAGCGCAGTAGAACTCTTACTTGTGCCAGCAATCTGCGCAGAAAGTTCTCCCGCCCGGTTACTCATTCGTTCAAGGCTTCTGGTATCTTTGGCAATGGACGCATCTACAGCCTCAACCCTTTTTTGCACACCATTCCATTCTTTTTGCAGCGTTGCCACGGTTTGTTCCTGGTCTTTAATCGCACTTGATGTAAAAAATTCGTTTCCGCTTTTCATTTGCGACAGCTTAGATTTAGCTTCATCGAGATTTGCGGCGATCTGCCTTGATTGCTCCACGAGTGGCATTGCCTGCTGCTTTTTATCGCTTATTTTTTCATTGAGCGAATCTATTTTTTTAGTAAGCCGGTTTAGTTCGTTTTGTGCCTGTTTATCATCGACATCAGCTTTGATGACAATGGAACCGTCTGCCGCCATTAAATCGCCTCGCTTTCTGCGTGACATTACGGATTAAATGTGATATATATAGAGCGTAAGGAGGGATAAACGTGAAATCAAGAATTATAATGCTATTGCTCGTTGTTTTTTCGGTTTCAATTTGTTCTGGGTGTGCCTCTGAGCCAAGCGAGTCAAAGATCCCAATTGCAGAATCAAAAGATGTCATCGTGCCAAAAGACCCAAACACATACGAAGATGTAAACTCAATTTTCGCCGCTGCGTTCCCAGATCGGGAAATCCAAACATCAAACATGACAAACTGGTTAGAAACTCACGTTACGTGCGATGGATATAGCGCAGACGAAATGCCTGTTGGATGGGACGATATGACGCAGCTCCTGTGTGACGCCACCGTGTCTGCTTGCAATGAAATTTTCGAAAAAGACTATGGTACGCAGAACATTTGCAGCCAATTATTAACTGAGTCTGGGGATATTTTAGTTACTGTTTACAATGGTCAAGTAAAATACAATGCATTTGGCAAAAAAGAAACAGATAACTCCAACAAGAAAAGTAAAGGAACAATTACCCAGCACGAATTTGATATGATAACACCGGGCATGACATACTCTCAAGTTGTCGAAATAATCGGCGGCGAGGGAGACTTGTATACCGAGATTGGAAGTTCTGGTAGCATTATCGGTGTCTACAAAAATTACGTCTGGTATGGCGAGGGTATATTCCCCGGTAGAGCAGTTCTTTCTTTTGACGATTATGTTCTTTACAGCAAAATATCTTATGGCCTCACATGACCCACGCCGCCCTCTCCGGAGGGCGGTTTTCATATCCACTTGCTGATAACGTCCTCGTCCTGTTCCGTATACTGCCGCTTGAAGTCAACCAGGTGCCGGTTCTGCTTGTAAAACTCCTGTTCGCTTTTATCCAGTTTCTTCCCCTTTGCCTTTTTGTTGCGGATTCCCACAACCTGGGCAAAAGTGCAATCCCCGATTTCCTGATATGCGGATACCCACGTCCACCAGTGCAGATACTCAACAGATCTGACTTCTTGTCCCAGAACGCGGTTGACTGGGGCAACGATCAGGGGAAAGTCCTGCTGCCAATCCATCAGCTTTGGCCCACGCTTTTCTTCACGCTGCTCTTCGCCGCAGTTGATGAATTTTGCGCATTGCTTGATTGCTTCCTCGTAGTCGCTCTGCGGCATTTCCGCAAAGTCTGGATAGAAAATGTCAAGCATGGCTTCGGCCTTTTCTTCCTCCGACAACTCAGCGTCAGACAGTGCCTCAATGATCGTTAGGATATCGCGATAGTCAGAGCGTATCTGGTACTCAGCGCCGTTTACCTCTACGGCAGTCGGCAGATCGTACCTCATTTGTGGTACTTCTTCGTATACTTGCTCACGCGGGGGTTGGTGGCTTTCTGTTCACGGGCAAAGGTGGTGTCAACCTCATCCATGATGGCAAGCATCAGGTTCGCCCACACCGGCAGGCCGTCCGCCAGCGCGTATACGTTCATCTCGCCGAACAGGGCAGAGCAAATGTCAAAGCCGAACACATCGTTGATGATCTCACGCATTTCCTCGTCCATCTTCCGGGCGGTTTCAAAAACTTCCCGCTTGTTGGCGGTCTTTTCCACCTCTGCCTTGTACGCATCCTGCTTCTTGTCGAGGATATCAAAGGCATTAAACAGCTTTTCCACAAAGGCGCTGTCGGTGGGGTTAAAAGAGAATTCGCATTTGCCGTTGATGTTGTAGGTAACTAAACCGGTATCGAAAATCAGGTCTTTCATAATAGCCTCCGAAATTGGGGCGGGTT